AGGGGCAAGCTCACCCCGGTACGCAAGGAAGGGCGGCATCCCATCTACCGTATCGCGGACGTGTACATGCTGATGCAGCAAACCACTCCGGTTGACGATATTTGGGGACTCGTTGGAAAGGATGCAAAGTGAAAATCGACCTCTCCAACCCGCCATACGCGGTCAAACTCAATGATCTCGGATTCGCATACTCGCACACCGACCATAAGAAAGGCGTCATCGTCTACACTCGCGCAGACCCCAGATTGGCCGGCTCCAAATGGGTTGACCATTGGGATGACATGGAATGCATCATCGACTTCGAGGATGCGAACTGCATGAAACCATCTTCATTCACGTTCAAGAACCTTCGCAACGGCGTCAGCAAAACCATTCAGGCAAGCAATCTCGCCCTAGTGGAAGAAGTAATCCGATGACCGCCACTATCAGCATCACCGACAAGGGCAAGACCGTCACTTATCACGCGCATCACATGCGCGACGTGATCGAACCCGTCAAAAAATCAGGCATGTTCGGGGAACAATTCGACGTGAAGAAGAAACTCCACACGATCACCTTCTACACGGAGGATTGAATTGAAAATCAACATCGACTGCTCACTAATCCTCCTACTGTTGTCCGGCATGCTGGCACTCCTGAAAATCGGGGGCCAATTCCCATACTCGTGGATATGGGTGCTCGCACCCATTTGGATACCACTACTCGCATTGGCCGGTATCACAATCATCCTGATAATCGCTTGGATTATCGGCGTCATAGGCGTACTCATTCTCGAAAAGTTCGGAGACTAAATGCATATCAGCGGCAAAACCAATAACATCAGTTACGCTCACACGAACGATGGTGGAGCAGACCTCAGAAGCAATGAGGATACGATCATCTGCGCGGGCAGTCAGACACTCGTGCATACGGGCGTGAGACTGGCTATTCCAGCCGGATATGTCGGACTGGTCTGCCCACGCTCAGGCTTGGCGTTGAAACACAACATCACCGTGATGAACGCACCCGGCGTAATCGACGCGAACTATCGTGGCGAAGTCTGCGTAATCCTCCGAAACATGGACGAACAGGCGTTTGAAATCCATGAGGGAGACCGGATAGCGCAAATCGTGTTCCTACCATACGCGCACATGCAATTCGAGCCAGTCAACGAACTGGATTCGACCGAACGTGGCGATAAAGGATTCGGCAGCAGCGGCATCAACTAGAATCACAGAAGGAGACACAATGACGGTACTCGACTTCACCAAGAAAACAACCCCCGTTATAGACAAGCTGATAAAACTCGGATTCCACTACGAAAGCACAGACAAGGCAGAAGCGGAGGGCATACGTAATCCGCCACAGCTGATAACCACATGGGAGAACGTCATGAATGGCGTGATCCTGAAAATCATCAACACAGATGCCGTGTCCTATGACGAAAACGGCGTACTGCATCAAACGCCAACTGAATACGTCACGATAACGGATGATTGCACGAACATCAGCGTCACCATATCGGTCGAAGAGTTCATGGAATTGGAACGGATCACAAACAGCAAAGGCACCACGTTCCCACCGGAAACATCCACGGTATCCTACGAAAGGATACCCGCATGAGAATCTACATCGTCACCGCTGATATCGATAACCACGGGGATATTCCATTCTATGGAAGTTTTGTCAGTGTCATGGGCGTTTACGCCACGCGAGAGCATGCGGTCAAACGTGTGCGCAATCTCAAACGTAGGAAGTTCGCACTCAAACACAAAGAGCTTCACGGAGACAAGGGCGTGTACGTCGAAGAGTTCGAGTTGGACTCCAACTGCCAAAAATTCATCGGAGGCTATTCGGAATGAGCAAACAGGTCATCATCAAGGCTGAACAGTTGAACGCCACGCATTTAGGCAAGAAGGTAACCATTCTGGACGATGGTGAAGCCGTCATGTCAGGAAAACTCAAGGAGTTAAGAGCGACGCAATACTCCATGCCGGTGTACAGCAACGATATCGAAGCCGTGCCCAACGGCTATGGGAGCATCAGCGTTGTCCCGAAACTGAATTACGAAACTGTCACCGACATCATCATGCATTTGTCGAATCAGCTTAACGACGATATCAAGGCGACCGTGCGTGGTGACACAGAACTGGTAATCGAAGTCAACGAAAAGTAGGGGAGTATGACGGAAAACACCACCAGTAAATCAACGAACGAACTGCTTATGCGCGTGATCGCCGTGGAATCGCCGGAACTGTTCGACGGAAGCGAGGACGAGCTGGTACGAGTGACCAGCTACAACTACAGCGAGTACTGCCCAGCAGCCTGTGAGACATGCGGCGACGAACCCGAAATGCTGACAATCGGGTATGTGACGCGCAACGGGCGGGAGGGTAGCGAAACCTACGATTATTTCGGACTACCAAGAGTGCTCGAAGCATTGGACGAGTGGGACAAGCAGCACGGGAAGGCGGTGGAGAACCGTGGATGACACTTCAGTCACGAAGAGTTTCGTCTTTACAGGTGACGGCAAGCCGTCCCCAGACCTCTCGAATTTCGAGCCTTTTGGGCATATTGACGAGGACACACCCAAGTACAGTGCGATCATGATTATCGAGGATGAAGGCGTATACATTCCCGTGATCTACAAGGAATGCCGCGTGGACCTCGACGTTGATAACCCGACGATTCACCCGCTATCAGGCCCATGTATGGAGTGCTGCTGCTACAGTACGCCGGAACTTGCCATGAAAGCCGGTATGCGCATCTACGGGAACATGTTGAAGGAAAACAGATGAAGTGGTTTACCAGTGACTTGCATTTCGCGCATCCGTTCGTGGCCGCGCTGCGTGGATACGCGCTACCCGGATACGCTAAGGATGCATCGATCAAACAACAAGCCGAACGTGAGCATAAGCCGCTCAAGAACTGTGTTAACTGGCGGAAGCATGATGCCGACATCATCAGAAGCATCAACACGTATGTTGGCGAGGAAGACGAACTCTACATCCTCGGAGACATCAGTTCCGGTGGTACGTGGAGCGTAGACCAAGCGATAATGCGCATCCAAAACCTGCATGTACCACGCAAGAACAGGCATCTGATTCTCGGCAACCACGAACTGCACAGCTCCACCCGCACGCTGGAAAAGTTGGCAAGCGTGTTCGGGGAAGTCGGAATGGTCGGCATCACCGAAATCAGAGACGGGTGGGGCAACAATCCACACACGGTATTTTTAAGCCACTTCCAATGGCGTGAAGACTTCACGCAAAGCAAACCCCTGGGCGCAGTCTCAACCAATTGGAACGCGCCGGAATTAGCCGAATACGCGCTACCATACGTGAACAACACTTTGCTCCTGCATGGTCATACGCACGCGCATGACCCGCTTGAGTTCGGCAGGCATCACAATGAGATCAACGTCGGATTAGACGCATGGTGTTTCGAGCCAGTCAACGAAGCCGAATTGTTGGACAACTGGTTGCAAACCGCGTCAGGCAACGTCTGAGTGGTCTACAATGGCCCTGTTAACAACAAATGCGTTTAGCGAGTGTTCGCCAAACGTTGGAAACCGGCTTCATCATCCTCTGGATAACGGAACCGCGCTTCGATGCCCTGCGCTTCAAGGATCGCAGCTATCTCCCTGCTGCGGGCATTGACGATGGCGTAATCGCCTTGGTCCCGTCCGTAACGGTCGTAGTGTTCTTGCGAACGGTAATAGAGCAGGTCCACGTGGCTGGGCGCGTGTCCTTGCGTTTCCGTCATTTCGTCCACCGCATCCAAAGCGCTTTCAACCGCCTGGATGTGCAAGTCAAGCATATGTCCAAGCCAGACGCACACGTCAGCCGGCGCTTCGGCCTCGCCTGGCTTCTCCCACCGCTTGACGCTCAACACCTTGACATCGGCCTTGCTTGCGAGCATCTGCTGGCTGATGCCGCAGCGTTCCCGTGCCGCACGAAAAGCGGCCTTCGATTCAACCGTCATACAAACCTCCAGACAATCATGAAAACACGGAAAACGTCGGCTCCAGCATGGAAAACACGCTGGAACCGGCAGAACAACGATTTTCAGCGGAATACGTCACGCCTTGACGCAATCGAACACCAGCAAATCGGAATCATCGGAATCCGTTCCGATCTTGGAGTCAAGACGCCACCCGTTTTCCTCAAGACACCGTTTGATGTCCTCCGTCCAATCATCCGCCTCCACGTCGGACGGGGTGAACTCCAAGTCGTCCACAATCTCCCTATCCTCATGGAAATCGATGAAGTAATCGTAGATGCGGATATGGAACGTCGAATCCACGTCAAGCGGGTTCCTGAGCACCGCATTGTTCGGCTCCATCACGTCGATGTAGGCGTTGTGGGCTTCGATGCGCTCGGTCCATCCGCTGATGGTTTCAGGATCGTTCAGGTCGATGAACCAGTCCATGAGCTGCTCGGTGGTCAACGTGTCGGAGTAAGCCGAAAGCTCTTCGTACAGCTTGTCGTAATCGGATTGCGTGGACTCCTCGTCAGCGACGAGCCGCTCATACTTGGCACGGAGCCGTTCGGACGGGATGCAAAGCCATGCGTCTTCGGTTTCGCCGTCCTTGTCGAGCTGGCAATCATAGACGCGATGGCGGAGCTCCGACTTCGGGAACTCCAGTGCGAATGTGCCAGTCTCATTCCACTTGTGGCCTCTGGTTTTTTCGATTCGTATGGTAATCATTTCAGTCTCCTTGAGTCTGTGGGGATGCCTTGTGCTTCCTGTCTTGTGGTTACAAGTATATGATACCATTGGTATCATTTCAAGTCGGGCGTGTTGTGGAAATCAATCCTCCTTGCCCAGGTAATCCTGCAATCCGTCGCCAGCTTTGCCATTCAGCCCGCGACGGGACATGTCGTAATAGTCGAGCATCTGCGGACTGTTCCACCCGCCTGCGGCCATGATGTCCCTGTCCGGCACGCCAGCGTCACGGGAGAGCGTGCAGAACGTTCGCCGCAATGAATGCGGTGAGATTCCGGGCACGCCGACACGCAATGCCACGGACGATACGATGCCCACGGCGGTCTGCTGCCGCAGACGCGCGCCGGAATCCTCACGGAACACCGCACCACACCTACGTTCGCCAATGAGTCGTGCGAGAGCTTCGGCCGCATCGGAGGGAATGGCCACACGCTGAGACCAGTCGCCCTTGCGGTCGAACCGCACCCACGGACGCCCGTCATCCAGATGACAGTCTTCGACATCCAACCCAAGCGCCTCACCGACCCTCGCACCGGTCAACAGCAGCAGACTGCACAGGGCATCCGTCCGCGCACCCATACCGCGTGCTTCGGCCAGAAAAAGCCTAGCCTGCTCGCGGGTGAGGTACGTGCCATCCGAATGACCGTACAGTTTCGGCCTACGCACATGCTCGCCCGGATTGCAGTCGATATACCCCTCCTCGCAGAGATAGCGGTAGAGGCAGCAAACGACGCTCAGATTCCTGCACACCGTGTTTTTCGCCGCTGGCCGCATGCCGCCGTCATAGGCGGCGAACACCTCGATATGAGTGCGCTTCGCCCGCAGCATGTCGATGCCATTATCCGAACACCAGCGGAGCCATCGCGATACGACGCTCCGATACCCCGCCCTTGTGCCCGGCGTCAGGCCGGCGAGAAAACCGGCGATCATGTCGCTCACCGTTTCCATATGCGCACCGTCTCCTTGCAGATCAAAGGCTTATCGGCTGGACCTTGACGAATGGCGGAATCCACTGCCTACGCCTCAACGAATGATTCGGCCCATACGCCTGATCGCGCCAGAAACCACGCACGATGAAACGATGCGAATACTCACGCCGCACCCGCTCGTCATCATCGGCGCTTCCCCCCGGACGATGCAGATTCTCACGCAGCACCAGCATCTTGACCTTGCGTATTTCCGGGTCGAAACGCTGCGGCAGCGGATACGCCATATCGGGTTTCGCCGGTTTCGCCTCGCAGATATGCGGTTCCGCGCTCAACGCCCACACCGCGCGCAGCAGATCGCCGAACCATTGGAAACCGCCGACATGCTCATTGAAAATGCCGTTGGCGAATCTGATGACCGGCAGTGAGAATGATTTCGCGTCGCATTCCTTCAGAGCGCATGGATGGTCCGTGAATCCCATCAATTCGATATCGCCGTTGCCGTCGCATTGCCAGAAGAGCGCCGACACATGGGCGTCTCCGACCTTCCTTCCCGTCGCGTCGTCGGTCACGGGGAATCTGACCATTTGGACATCCCCGTCGAAGAAGATAAGCCCGCTTTGCGCCGGCGCTTCCGATTTCGGGAAATCACCTGCCCGGACGGTATCTTCCGCCAGCGCCGTCATGTCCCGGCTGATCCACCAAAGCTGCGCGACGGCGAGATTATCAGCGAAATTCCAAGCCGCTTCCATGCTCCGCTCGTATTGCGAGTGCGCAGCCATCTCCTTCTTTAACGAGACCCGCTCGTATTCCACGAGTTTGTCGCGGATCAGCGGAAGGTGCGATGGGATGAGGCGAAGCCGTCTGTTCCTACTGCGCGTCATGTCAGTCAGCCTCCCCAAGACGGTCGAAAACCTTGTCATACGCTTTCGTCACGCATTCCAAACCCATGCGATACGCGCTCACGCGATCATGGTCAGACTCCGCCATGCGGCGCTGCCAATCATGCGGGAACGCCACGCTCAACAACGTCTCCCGCACGTCCGGTTTGACAACCTCGATTTTCTGCGGGAACATCGCATCAAAAGTGAGGACACACAAGGCGTAAGCCACCTGCAACGTTCGGTCAGACACGTAGCGGAAAGACTGTTCCGCCACGCGGTCAATCTCTTCCATAGACCACGGAACGGTAGCCGCCAACTTCGCGTACTCTTCCGCATCCTCATAATCCAAGCCGCCATTCATCGAATTGTCCTGAACCGTATCCACCAGGTATTCGTACAGTTCACCGATGATGCCCGCCGTGGAATGGACGAACACAGGCTCAAAATCAATAAAATAACTGCCGAACCACAGGCCGCAGACATGACCCACATAGCCGGTAAGCTCACGCGGCAGCATATTCACGTCAATCATCACAACACCTCGATTTCGTCACGCCACGACAACATGTCGCGCGTAATCAAATCCCCGGACGACACTTGCACGTAAAGCCACGCACGATAACCAAACCGTGCAGCACGATCACGTTCCAGCCACGCGGCAAACCATTCCACCCACAACGAAACAGGCGAACGATACCGCCACAACTCACGGTTCGACTCACGGTCAAAACGCGAAAACTGATAAACCATCATGCCGAAACCTCCTCACCACTCCAAAACCTTGCTGCCATCGACAAGCACATACGAGCCGCCGTCACCATTGCCCGACACGGACGCATCCCACATGCACACATGCTGATAGGCGGAACCACCATCGACCGCGACGGAACCATCCTCGACGAAACAAGCCGGAATATCCGCCCACGAGAACGCGGAAGCGACGGAACCGGGATTGTCACGACGCCACGCATTCCAAGACTCAACAGTCTCAGCCGACGCGCTACCCAACGCCCGGGCCTGATCCACGGCATCCAAATGGCCGACGACACCGACGACGGCGACAAGCACGAAAACAAGAAAAACATTGCGAATCTTACTGAACATGGTTTGCTTCTTTCCGGCAAACCACATACACTATGGTTTGCCTGATTATTTTTGATAGAGGTAATTAAGGCGCCGCCACCGCTCAGAACAGTGGCGGCAAATTCTTTTATGCGGCAAGCTTGAGATTATGGCTTGCGAGATAGTCGGCTATATCCTGTTCCAGCCGCGTATCAACGTCCGTGTAATAGTCGCGGTATGCGATCACACCACCGGTACCGTCGAACGCGACATACGCCACACGACGGCCTTTGGAATCACGGAAGCCACGAGGCTTATGTTTGAACCCGCCGAACACGTCGGCTAGTTCCTTGACCGACTTGCCGCCAGGAATCACCACCTTGCGCACTATGATCGCGCTGGACGTGGCAACCACCTCATGAGGCTCGGTCTGCGGCGGAACCTCGGGAATCTCAGCCGTGACAGGCTCAGGCTCAACAACCTCAACCGCAGCCGATCCAGCCGGGGCGAAAGAACGCAACGCGCGGATAAACGCCGCCGACTCACGGTCAGACGAAACAAAATCCTCACGATAAGCGTTGAACGCCTCAAGAACACCACGCGGATACTCCTGATTGTCGAAAGCGTCGATATCGCTCCCGTAATCGATGGAATGGCCGTTGCCGTCAGCATCGTAGAGAACACCGTAGATCCTATCGAACTCACGTGCGAACTCGACAATGGTATGCCCGCCAAGCTCACTCATGGGCTGCTGTGGCTGTGAAACAGGCTCAGACGCAACCGGTTCCGGCTCAGCCTCAGGCTTGACCGGTTCCGGCTGCTCAGGCTGCTCAGGCTCGGGCTGCTCAGGCTCAGGCTTGATCGGCTCACGCTTAGAACGCTTAGACTTGGAACGCTTAGGCTTAGACGTGATGGAATCAACGAACACCCAGTCGGGCGCGTCAACAAGTCCAAACACCGGCTTGATCTTGGGCGCGTCCGGGCGGAACGTACCAACCGGATTAACCTCACCGCCCGCAAAATCACATGCGGCACCACACATAGGCATGAGAAGATACCCCTCACCGCCCAGCCCAGTCGTCTCAAACGGGTTATCAACGTCAACCACCGGACCGATCCAAACACCGGCATATCCCGTGGAAGCCAGAAACTCAACGGACTTACCCAAAGCGGCAACCCTCGTCAACAGTTCGGACACATACGTCGGATTCAAGTAAAACGACGTGACAGTTTCACCCGAACTCGCACCCACGCAGCCAACGCCCGGCAGCTGATAGGACATTCCAAGCTTGTTAGTTACCGCGACACCATTGGCCGCCATGGAAAAACACAGAGGGTCATAACGATCCGTCTTAAGCTTTGCCACAACGTCCTTGAGCTGTTTCACATCGCAGACGAAACCACGGCCATAGCCGTTATCATCACGCCCCTTGCAAGTCCAGCAACGCGCGATAGCCTCACTTGGGAACTCGCCGTCAGACACGGCAGACATGAAAACATTCCACCCGGCAACCATGCAGCCAACCGAAACGGCACCGCCGTAGTCGTCCTTGCGGTATTCCAAGCGTAGACCGCCGATTGTTTTGTCCGCGAACAGTTTCAGGAATTTGGCACGTGCGAAACAATCGAAACCCTTACCGCCGTCACGTTCGATAACGGCACCACGAACACACGCCACGGCCATACGGAAACGATCAGTGGACTGCAAGCGCAACATGCCGCCCGCAACATCCATGTCAACCGCAGTCAGCACAGGCCGCAGCTCCTCCTTGGAAACACACGGCTCAACCAGCTTGAAAGCGCGCGCGAACTCACCCGAATCCATGGTCACGGCGAACAGCGGATCAACTTGACCACACTTAGCACGAACACCAAACGAATCGTATTGGTCATCACATGCCGCGCCCTCACAGTCGTAGCCGCTCCCATCGGCAAACCTGACATGCATCATGACGTGGTGCCCGATCTCTTTGCCGTCAGCATCCCTTTCAACCGGCAACAGCTCGCAATCCACAGCGCTCAACCCGCCGTGTGCCTCAGCCAACTCAAGCACACTACGCAACACGTCGGCCTCAACCGTAACGGGTGCCCCGGCGAACGATACGCCCGTAGGCCAATCAAACCACGCCGCGCCCGCGCCCATAACCTCAATGCCCTCACGGAACACTGACACTTGATCGGCCTTGAACCGCACGGCAACATTCTTGAAGAACTTAGAGAAAACAAGATTACGCATGATAAACCCCTTAAAAAGAAAAACGTTGAAAACAAAGGGCGTGACACAATCGCCACGCCCTGGGATTAAACAAACAGACTGAATGAATCAGACACCCGCACGCCTAAGTGCAGCGGCCTCAGCCTTGAAGAACGCCGCGAAAGCGTCGCCTATGGACGCATAAAACACGCCATCAACACGCCAGCCGTCATAACCGTCGAAAAGATCGGCAAGCTCAGCGCGCATAAGCGGCAACGCCTCACGACGCGACATCGCGCTACGATGCCAATTATTGTCGAAATGATCCGCAGCAACCCAAGCGTCGCGTTCCTTACGCGAGTCAAAAGACAACAGGCTGCAATACGGCTCACCCTCAAAATTGGTAACGCTGACACCAAACTGCCAATACCCGGCATAAAAGTGGATACTCATAACACACACTCCATTCGTGCAAAAAGATTGATCGATTGATGGGCGTGATTGATAGGCTCACGCCCGAAAGCCTGGAACAAGTCAGCGCATACGCTTGCAATAGGATTCAAGCCACGCTACACACGACTCATCACCTGGAACCTGGTGCACCCCAAGCCACTGTTCTGCGGTGACCACGGCGTAGCGTCTACCTAGGCTGCCGTCACGCCTAACGTTCCGGCTGACCACATACACCACGCCATCAATCCACCTGACAGCGACGTTATTCCATGCCACCACACAAGGCTCAAGACCATGCTCACGGCCAAAATTCCACGCCCTATTACGCCGGCTGACCTGATCGGAACACCTATCCTTGAACCATTGCACAAGATTGTCATAGGCAAACATGCTGCACCTCACTCCGCAAGCAGTTCGGAAACCGCGTTGTCAAACTCTTCGGAGAACAGCCAAGTACGGTAGAAAACCTCAAGTTCTTCAGAATTATCAAGGGGCGCGTCGTATGCGTAATCGCTAGCGACGAACCTATCCCAATCATCCGAGAACATGACGTTCTGCATATTCTCGGAACTCTTGCTGGCGTTGCACGTCCAGGAACCGTTATCGTTGCCGGTAACCGGAAGCTCAACGTCGTCATACCGATCCCAGCACCATTGGTAGGTCGGCGTAATGCCGTCCGCATAATCCTTAAGGGTTTCGACAATTTCATCCCGCAAGTCGGAACGATATGCCGCTGCAAAAGTGTTTTCGTCACACATTTTTAATACTCCATTCCAGCCCCCTTGCTAAAATGAGAGGGCTCTAGTCAGATTGGTTAATGATTACTGAGCAATCGAGCCGGATAGTTGCAGCTATCCGGCTCTACTCATTCGTGGGCTAGACGTGCCATAAAGACTACGCTAGCCCTGTGGCGGATCACTCCGCCGAAGACTTAGAATCAGAATCAAGCAATTTGCGCGGATTAGCGATCTTGAGAGCATCGCACAATCGCAGTGCAGTATCAAGCGACACCGCCCGAACATTGCGTTTACCTGTCTCAATCTGCGCAATCTCGACATGATGCACGCCACTACGTTGCGCTAACTCACGTTGCGTTAGACCGCGCTTCATCCTTAATTCTTTCAAACTCATGGCCCTTACTCCTAACTTGGATTAGAGGCCATTGTAGACCACTCAGACAGCGCGGGACAATTCCATGCCGGACACCGCGCCACGTTGGCGACTCGACGACGGTTCAGCCTTGCATGCTGTGAGGGTGCATCATGCCTAGTCGCAATCCGTCGCGTCTTCGTCGCGTCCACTCTTCAGTTTTCAATCATCCATGCCGCGCCTGTTAGGGGGCTTCGTGTCACCGGCCTTGCGGTGGTGGTCTCCGTGGTGGTGGCCTCTCGTTCATCTCTGTTCCTTTCGTTGTCGTTTGCTTGATGGCTCTCACTATACACGCTATCCAGTCAGATAGCAAACCAAGACAACACAGACACCACCAAAACCATTGCAAACACTAGCATTCGTCGGCGTGTCGCAACCACACGACGGCGACACAAAGACAGCGGACACCACAGCCACGGCCACGCCGCGCCACGGCCACACCCAGGGACGTCACGGCCACGTCACAACGGCCATGTCCAGGGACGCCACGACACCCAGGGCACGACGGCCACGCCACGGCACGGCCACAGCCACGCCATGGCCACGACGGCCACGACGGGCACGGACATGATCGCATAAGAGGAACGTGCCCGCGCGATACCACACGACACGCCAAAACACAATCGCACAAACGTTCCAACGTTGCACCATGCAGCAAACACCCCCGTGGGGGAGTGTCCCCCCGGCGCAAAAAGCAAGGCCGCTGGCTCTCTAGTGCTGACGCTGAATGCTCGCTGGAACATTTTTGGATTACCCGTTACTTACGAAGTCTTCACATATTTAGTGGTTGCAACCGTTTCTGCACCCTACATATTGTGTATAATGTTCCTTGGATTGATGTTGATGGTGGTAGAGCGCAGCTCGGGTCCGCATCGATATCTGGCTGCTATCACTCATTGCGCGTAGCGTGAGTATCCTAGGTGTGATGCAGTCAGCAGTGGAATCCGACCAGTCTATCCCGGACGTGGCTTACATGGACTCGTACCTATTATTTTGGGCTGGTCTGCAATCCTGTTGGCACAGCCTTTTGGTTGCCGGGTTCGATTCCCGGGGTTTGCTCTAGGTTTCATGGGGTAGCTGCCTATGAGATCGATGGCATTGCTCGAATATCTCCGCTGGAACATGTGGGGGATAAGAGGCTCCCTGCCTTAATCAGGTGGTTGATGACCGAAGGGGAGGCACGGCCAAACGGGTGCATAGATGTTTCACGTTCCTTGCCGTTGGTGGTAAAGCCCATTCCACCATGCCGAACGTCTTTCCGACTTGGACGTTAACTAAGTCGGGTATATGGCATTGGTGCAACCGGTAGCATTACGGTCTCCAAAACCGTCGATGTTGGTTCGAGTCCAACATGCTGTGCTCAGCCTACCCACAGGCTGTGGGAAAGGTCTTCGGAGTCGTCTTGTGGCGGCTCTAGTTTTAGCTGACCCGCCTAGTCTGCGGGAACAGTCTCCTGAGTCGCTGCGGCGGCTCTTGCATTTTGGATGCTTGGCAGAGTGGCTTATTGCACCACCTTGCTAAGGTGGCGACCGGGAACGGTTCGGGGGTTCGACTCCCTCAGCATCCGCGCGCCGTGGCTGGCGGTAAAAAGCCATTGTGATGATGCCATTGGTTCCTTATGGCTCTCTGGGGGTTGAACGAGCGTCCCATGCTCCTGTTGTGGGTGGAGTGTGGGACGCTTGTTCTTTTGCTTTGGTGGCGGAATGGTAGACGCGGCGCACTCAAAATGCGCTACCTGTAGGGTGTGAGGGTTCGAATCCCTCCCGGAGCACTTGGGTTGGTTGATCTGAGAACTTTTCCTGCTGGGATGTTTCCCCTTTGGCGTGTTTTCCTGCTCAGCACCGGCCAACCCTGTTTTTGTGGAGGCATTGTGGCGTGGTCTAGTTCCCATCGTGATGAACGGTTCAATCCTGATTGGCCGCGTGTCCGTGCGATGATTCTTGAACGGGATGGGCATAGGTGCCAGTGGCCGGTCAAGGATGATTACGGGAATGTTCGCCTGTGCGGACGGTATGGGAATGAGGTTGACCATAAGGTTCGTAATCCCGTCCATGATGATGATCGTCCTGAGAATTTGTGGGTGTTGTGTCGTTGGCATCATCAGCGGAAGACCGAGGGTGAGTCTGCTGAGGTTCGTCGTGCGAAGGGTAGGAGTCGGAGGGAGAAGCGTTGGTATTCTCACCCGGCTTTCAAGTGAATGAGTTCATGTGCGCGGTTGCCGGTTGCGCTAATCCGGTGTGTGCGAAGGGATTGTGTCGTTCGCATTACGACCGTGACCGTTATTCGGGGTCTCCGCTGAAGCCGTTGCGTCAGCGCATGTGTCCTCAATGCCATACGTGGTTTGATCCGAAGCGTTCCGACCAGTTGTTTTGTTCTGGGCGTTGCCGTGTGGCGTATAAGCGTGCTCGTGATGATGATAAGTCGTTGCCGGTGAAGCCTGAAACGACTATGTACGTGCGTCCGGTTGACGTGTCCGAGCTTGAGTCCGAGCTTGTTGTTGAGTCTTTTACTGATTCTCAGGTGGTTGAGAAGTGTGGCGGCTTGTGCGCGAAATGCCATGAGCTGGTTGATGTTGGTTCGAGTGGTGCCGATGGTGCCGCTTTCGTGTGGAAGGTTCCGTTGGAGAAGTCGCATAGTGCGACTTTGGCGAATCGTCTGCTGGTTCACAAGCGTTGCGAGGGTGGAACGTCCTAGCTTCGCGTATTGCCTGAAACGGGCGGATTGTGAGGCTGGCTGTGGCTGGTAATGGTCGTGGTGCGCAGAAGTCGAAGAATCCGATTCTTCGTGCGCCTGATAGTCCGATGGGTTTGGAGTTTCCTGCTGTTCGCCCTGATGGGCAGGAGTGGCTTGAACGGACGAAGAAGTGGTATGAGTCGCTTCGTGTCAGTCCGTTGGCTCAGCGTATGGGTGTTGAGGCCGACTGGTACGCGGTTCAGGATTTGGCGTTGTTGAAGGATGATTTCTGGCGTCCGAAGACTAAGGGCCGTTGGATGTTGGCTTCCGAGATTCGTCAGCGTGAGGCCACGTTGGGCATTACACCCGAAGCTCGTGTGAGGTTGAAGTTCGATGCTCCGCAGCCTGACGATATGAAGGCTTCCGCGTATGAGGGCGATACTGAGGGTGCTCGTAACGTTCAACGGAACAGGCAGCGTGCTTCCGCATTGGGTTTGCGTGTCATTGATGGTGGTGCCTGATGCATACGCGCATTCCCGAATTGCATGGCGAGGATTTGACTCGTTCGATGGGAATGTTCGCGGTTTGGTGGATTGAGACTTTCTTCCGTGTTGGTCGTGGTGGCGGTGTTGGCTTGCCTGAGGCGTTCGACATGGACGAGTACGTGTTCATGCTTCACGCTTATGCGTTGACCGAGTGGGGTACCCGCCGGTTCAATCGTGTGTTTTATTCGCGTGCGAAGGGTAAGAACAAGTCCGGTAAGGCCGCTGGCATTTGCGCGTTCGAGGGTTTGGCTCCTTGCAGGTTCGACCATTGGGCGGAAGAAGGGGAGACTTACGAGTTTCTGGGCGAGGTCTACCCGTATGCGAAGGGTGAGCCTGTTGGACGTATGGTGCAGATGCCGCAGATTCTCTGCTTGGCTACCGCCGAAGGCCAGACTGGTAACATTTTCGATTCGATTTACTACAACTGCGATCAAGGCCCTTTAAGCCAGTTGAAGGGTGTCGGCCTTGATGTTGGTCGTACCCGTATCGGCTTGCCGGAGGGTGGGGAGATTGTTCCCACCACGAGTGGTGCCGCGTCCAAGGATGGCGGTTTGGAAACGTTCGCCGCTTGTGATGAAACCCACTTGTACAACACGAACAAGCTTCGCAACATGTACAAGACCGTTCAACGTAACCTCGGCAAACGTAAAGGTGATGCAGACCCGTGGATTCTTGAAACGTCCACCATGTACAAGCCGGGCGAAGAGTCCATCGCTGAAACATCGTACAAGTATGCGTGGGATACCGCTTCGGGCAAAATCAAGCATCGTAGCGGCATCTACTTCGACCATGTGTATGCGAACATCGACTTGGATGATTTCGCTGACGAGAAGAAGGTTCTCCGCGCCTTGCAGATCGCGTATGGTGCGAGTGCGAAGAGTTCGGACGGTAAGGATCATCTGATATTGCCCGATGGTCGTATGACCGTGTTGAATGCTGATGGTGTTGACCCCGAGGGGCACACGTATTGGGATGGTGAGCTTGGCCCGTCGAAGGATGGGTGGATTGACCTGAATGGTCAGATGGATCAGATTTACCAGCCTGATTCAGACCCTGCGGATTCGATGCGCTACTATTTCAACACTTTGTCGAGCGTGCATGATGCTTGGCTTACGGAGTCCGACATTCAATCCCACATGCTGTATCGGGATGAAATGCATACCGCGTTCAATTCGATTCGTTTGGATGGCGCGTGGCAACGGTTCGTGACGAAACGTGAGCCTATTACGTTGGGGTTCGATGGTTCCGTGTCCGATGATTCTACGGCACTTGTGGGTTGCCGCGTGTCCGATGGCATGTTGTTCCTTATCAAGTTGGAGTCCGCTCCTGATGGGCCTGAGAAGGCCACTTGGCGTGTGAACCGTGATGCGTTCGACGGCATGGCCCGTTGGATGATGGACAACTACAATGTGGTCGGCTTCTTCGCTGATGTCGCGTATTTCGAGCAGATGATTGGCGGTTGGGAGAAGGATTACGGGAAGAAGTTGAAGGTCGGGCCGCGTAAGAGCGGCGACAAGATCAAGTTCTGGACTAACAACTGGTATAAGGACATGCAGGTTGCGTTGGATAACGCGCATACCGCGTTCCGTTACCCATATACGGAGCCTGACCGTAAGTCGAAGCCGGTCAAGGATGATATCGCATTGTTGGCTGATCCGCGGTTGGTGAATCATTTCCGTAATGCTCGTAGGCGTGAGACTCGTACTGGTTATGCGATTTATAAGGAGTCTCCTAATTCGCCGGACAAGATTGATGCGTGCATGGCTGGCCTGTTGGCTTACACGGCTCGTGGAAAGTATTTGGAATTGGCTGAGGTCAAACGTCGTTCCGCTCCGATGAGAATTTACTAGGTGGTGATTTCGAGTGTCTGACTCGTTGATGATTAAGAACGCTTCCGATGATGACGATGATGCTTACGTCATTACCAATCTGGCGCGGGAGTGGGGCGCTCGTCTGCCGTATCTTGCCGAATTGAAACTGTTCAAGGATGGCAGGGAGATGGTGGATGCGAACAGTGTGCCTCAAGGCACTGATCCGAACGCTGCCCCAGTGTACAAGCTGATGCGCCAGTTGGGTGTTGTGAATCTCGCCCGTCGTATCAGTGAGAGCGTGACCGACCGTCAGCAGCCTAATGGTTTCCGTAAGGTCGAGGATTCCTCGTTGAAGGACACTGATGCCGATAGGATGGCGAAACAATGCGGCCTGAATTTTATTCTTCGTCGCAATATGCTGCCAGACAAAGGCGATTACGGATGCTCGTTTGGCTTGGTTTCCAATGCTGGACGTGGGAGATTCATCACGCCTCTCAGCCCTTGGGAATGCTGGATGGATGTTGGTGAGACTGCTGCTATCCAATACACGTATCTGGACCGCGAGAACAAGGAAGTCATTCGATTGTATCGTCTTGTTGTTGATGACAGCAAGACCACGACGAAAGTGTATTCCAAGACGGCACAACGTGAACATGATCGTTCCGTTGTTGATCCTAACGATGTTTCGTCGGTTGCTAAGTTCGCGTCTGATGCGAAAGCTTGGGAGCCTGGTAGCGATTGGGAGTGGGCTGAGGATTCACAAGCATCTGATTTCTCTTATGCGGAGGGATGCGATTCGCTCCCTATCGTACGTTTGAGCACGGTTGACGGGCAGGGATTGTTCGAGCCGTATCTGCCGATGCTGAAACGTATCGACCGTGAAACGTTCGACCGTTTGTGCATCACGATGATGCAAGCATTCCGACAGCGTGCCATCAAAGGCACCGTTCCAACCACGTACACCGAAGAGGATCAGGAAGTCATCGACGGAGACAAGCAGGCTGGTGATCCTATTGATTTGGCATCCACGTTCGCGGTTGGCCCTGCGGCGTTGTGGAAGCTTCCTGATGGTGTTGATATTTGGGAGTCTCAGACCACTGATACCGGTTCTTTGCAGAACAACATCATGGCCGATGTGAAGCAGTTGGCTTCCGCCGCTGGCATTCCGTTGGATATTCTTTCGCCTGACGTGCAGGGTTCCGCCAATGGTGCTGAGTTGAAGCGTGAGACGTTGAAGTTCAAAGTGCAGACGATGAACGAGTTGGATTCTGAGCCTATCGTGCGTATGGTGCGTATGGCTTTGGCCGCGTCTAAAACCGCGAATGCTTCGGCGTCCGAGTTTGAGATGGTGTGGAAGCCGATGGACACGACCAGTTCGCTGGAACAGGCTCAGGCTTGCCAGTTGTTGTATCAGAGTGGCTTGTTGGCGCGTAGGACGATTCTCACGCACAAGATGGGCTTCACCGCTCAGGATGTGTCGGAGGATGATATGAACCGTCTTGCAGACCAGTTCAACATTTCCGGCCAGGCTAATAAGAGTAATGCGAAGCCTGTTGCTGCTGTGGAACCGGCTACGGGTTGGGATGATGAAACCCAGTCCGCTGTGGATGGTTTGCCGAACGTCGAGGGTGAGCTTGTCGATGAAGGCGAGTCCGAGTCCTGATGGCCGGTAAGTCGCTTGAATCGTTGTCTAACACGCTTGAACAGGCTCGTGCAACGCTGGTGAACCAGTATGTGAGTCAAGCCCACAGAATGTGGGACATGCTGACGCCCGCTGACTGGTGGAATGATGGTATGACGTTTGCCGTCGCATCCCGTATGGCGTTGTTGGAGATGGCGTTGATTCAGCAGGTGCGCCGTTTGGGCGTCTCCTATGCGAATGAGACGTTGAAGCTTGTGGGCGTCACTCCGAAGGGGGATGTGCCTAGTTTGGTGTTTCCTCGTGACAATACCGATCCGTGGCTTGTGGCGCAACGTCCGGCTGACACGTATCGGAGTCTTGCGGTGAAAAACCCCACGATTCGTCCTGAAACGTGGCCTAGCAAGACCGATGAGATATTCAGCGAGGTTGATAAGTGGATTGAACAGGCGTTCAACCGTTTGCAGACCACTGTTGACGAGGATGTTTCGAGGGCGCAGACGAGCGCCACGCTTGAACGGTACAAGGATAGCAAGGTGTTGGAGTATCGCAGGGTGTTACATCCCGAACTGTCCAAGACGGGTTCTTGTGGCTTGTGCGTGGTGGCGGCTGACCGATGGTATTCGACGGCTGACTTGTTGCCGTTGCACGCTAACTGTCATTGTGGTGTGGCACCGGCTGGCAGTGATTACGATCCGGGTTTCCAGTTGAATCAGAAGGATTTGAAACGCTTGTACGCCGAGGCTGGTGGTACTACCGCGTCCGCGTTGAAGCAGGTGAAGGTCAAGACCATTACTCATGGCGAGTTGGGCCCTGTGCTTCTTGCCGAGGATGCGAAGGATACGCCCAGTCCAGTTCCGTCGAAGGCTTCTGACGCTTGGCATACGCCTGACCGTAAATCCACGTTGGCTCAGTGCCGTCGTATGGAGAATCGGGCAATCGAGTTCAATCGGCGTTACAAGGAAGTGCAGAAGGCCGGTAAACCGGTGACTTTCCGCTATGAGGGTAGGACGTTCACGTTCAAGCCTTCCAAGAATTTGAAACAGGCTATGGCATGGCAGAAGACCATGCTCAACCAGATGCGGTCGATGCTTGGCGAAGCCGCATAACACTATTGAAAGGATTCAAGCCTAATGGCTGATGAAAATACCAATACCGCTGAAACGGCGGCATCTACGAATGCGCCTGAAACGGGCGTGAACGCGCAGCCGAAGGACACTGCCACTTCTCCTGTAGCCGCCGATACCGCGACTCAAAAGAATGGTGCGGATGACCTTTCCGAGAAGTTGGGCATGTGGAAGCATCAGGCTCGTGAGAACGAGCAGAAGATGTATGAGAATCGTGATCGTGCCAATGCCGCCGAAGCGAAGCTTGCCGACACTGAGGGCGCTCTTGCCAAGGCGAACGTGCAGATAGCCCGTTTGAAGGCGCAGAAACTGCATCCAGAGATTACCGACGAGGCTTTCGACACTTTGTGTGGGGAGACTGAGCCGGAAAAGATTTCCGAATGGGCTGACGCTTTTGTGAAGTTCATGCCGAGCAAGACTGAAACGGTTGAAGCGGGGCAGAAAAAGAATGATGGGAATGCTCCATGTGAGCCATCGCCGGAGTTGGCGAAGGAGTTGCAGAGCAGAAACATGCATGTGTGCAAGCCGCAGTCAAGCGTTTCCGACGCTTACAACTACGGCGTGAAGCATTCCGAAATCAAGAAATAGTTTTATAAGGAGATAAATATGGCCAATCAGATGGTTCATACTGTCGCCAAGACCGCTCCGAAGGATGACCAGTCTTGGCTTATCAATCGTATCACCGATGGTGTGCGTGAAGCACAGCTTGACTTGTCTACGTTCACCAAGGACAAGTCGCATGAGAACGATTACTTCGCGTCCATTACCGACGATGATTACGAGGCTTGGACTAAATCCGGTATTCCGCTGGCTCAGATTACTGGAACCAACAACTATGGCCCGTACGATCCGAACGCTTCCGATGGCCGTAATGGCACGATCATCGGCTTCTTGGAGTCTCAGGTGCATGTGCAGTTCACTCGTACCGGTTTCGAGGATCAGTATCCGACTGTCGGCGTCCGCTATATGGGTGTTATCGATAAGAAGAATCTGCCGTACACCGTTGATTTCAGCAAGGCGAAGTTGGAGGGATTGTTCCTTGATTATGACAAGGGCGCCGCAGCTCCGCATGTGACCGTGTTGAATTCGGCAACTGCCGCCGCATCCGCAAGTGACACCAGCCATACTGCCTGAGTTTAGTTTCTACCCGTTTGAAACCCGCCCATCATGGCGGGTTTTCGCATATTAGGAAGGTTTTTCAATGAGTCTGTTGAATAAGGACATCATTACTCCCGACGAGGCTTCCGCCATCGTGCTGGGAGCCTATCAGACAACTACGGCAGCTTTGCCGTTCGCTTCCATCCTGCCGGACCAGTTCACCGGCTTGTCTGTCGAGTGGACTCCGAATCAGGATGATCCTGAGGTTGATGAGATGAAGTTCTCCACTTGGGATGCTGAGGCACCGTATGGTCGTACTGTTGGCGGCGAGAAGCTGTCCTACACTTCCATGCTGCCGTTGCGTAAGCGTATGCGCGTGTCCGAAAAGGACATCGCAAATGGCAACATTTCCATGACCAACGGAGATTTGAAGACCACTCTGAGCGATTATTTCGTTCAGTTGGGCAAGGAATTGGCCTACCGTCTGGAGAAGGCGCGTGTGGCCGTCGCCGTTGACGCGAAGCTCGGCATCACAGAATCCAATGAGGATGCAGCTTGGGATTATGCACGTGATTCTGCACTATCCACTTCTTTGACAACTACGAAGACTTGGGACAAGACTGGTGATCCGGTCAAGGATTTGCGTACATGGTCCGACCTTATCGACGATAAGAAGGGTGCGCGTCCTACCATCATGGTCACCACCCGTAAGGTTGTGAACGCTTTGACGTCCAACGCGGCCATCATCAACTACTTGTTCCGCGGTCAGGGTTCCACCCTTCCGGCTCTTGTTTCCGAGAATGATGTGAAGAGCGTTTTGAGCCTGTACACCGGCATTCAGGATATTTACGTTGTTGACGAAAGGTATCGTGATTTCGCTCGCCAGTCCAAGATTACTCTTCCGGGTGGCGTCAAGAGCTTCTTCCCTGAGAACACCATCCTGCTGATTCCGGCTTTCGGTGACGTGAACATGGGTTACACCGCGTTGGGGCCGACCGCTGAAGCTCAGACTCCTGCATATGGCATCAGCCGTGAGAAGAACGCTGGCCCTATCGGAGCCGTGCTGAATACTCCGTCTTCGACTCCGGGATACGAGGCTTACGTGAACGGTACTGCATTGCCGGTTCTTGTGCAGTCCAACAGCACTTTGAAGGCCACTGTACTGACCGCATGATGTAGGAGGCGCGTATGAGCACGGCAATCATCGACAACATCGACTGGTTGAAGTATATGCGCGTCTACGGTTCCGCCGACGCGGATTCATTTGAAGAGCATTTCGACACTGATTGGATTTCCGCTCAATGCCGCAAGGCCGCTCTCATCTGTTTGAGCGAATGCCCGATTGTCCGGACACGCTTGAAGAAAGGGCGTCTCTCTGAAAGTGATTTCGCGTCGGTCGTATGCGAAATGGTGTTACGCGTAGTACGTTTCAACCGGTTCAAAACCGAATCGAACGGTTCTTACTCGTACACGGAGCATGATCCGCAGCAGAATCAGCCTGGCTATGATCCAAGTCCCCGGCTGTTCTTGTCGAAAGCTGAGAAATCGATTCTGAATGGTTTCGCTGAATCCGCTGGCACGATGTCACACATCAGTCTTGGTTTCGACCCCGGTTATGGAGGTTGATGATGGCGTTTCTGTTTGACGATGATACGAATGAACGCCATTACCTCTACGAGGATGACCAAACCCATTACGGTGGTCAGAAACAGCTGTTCGACACGGATTATGTCGTTGTGATTCCTCGCAAGCATGTTCAGGACGCGCACGGCGGCCAGTATGTGCAGACTGGCGATCCGGTGAAGGTTATCTGCTGTGTTGAGGGTCGTGCGCAGCAGGCTGGCATGTTCTCTATTTCTGGAGCTGAGGATAAGACGCCATCTTCGGATAACCCCGGCGGTTTGGAAGAGGTCACTCCTTTGCAGATTATTGCGAGGGAATGGCCCGGCGACATTTATTCCCGGATCTGGTATAAGGGCGATTATTACGATGCTGACGGCGCTCCTACGTGGCGTGGGAGTGGTTCTCGTTTCTCCCGGCATTGGGAGGTTCGTGCACGTCGTGTTGTTATTGGCGATTATCTTGATGGCGGCATTTCCGAGCCTGAATGGGTGAAGGAGGTGGGTGGCGTTGGGAAGGGTCACGGTTCGACGTAGCGTCGCTACCGATATTGCGAAGATGTATGGGCCGGAACTTACACGCCGCGCCGCCGTGCATAGCGTGTCTGCCGTCCGCGCGAAGGCGAATGAGGCCGCTACGCATTCAAGCGTTGCGGATAGGATCGAGGTTTCCGTTCGCAAAGTCGGCTGGCATCATCAGATTGTCATGTCCGTCATGGGCCGTGATGGCACGCAGGTCGCTCCGCATTTGGAGTTCGGCTATTTCAACCGGTGGCTTGAGCACAAGTATGGGCCTCGTGATCCGAAAGCGCGTATTCCGGGAAAACATATCATGTTTGATTCGTTGAGTCGGGTGAGATTGTGACGGACAACATTTTTCAGCGTCTTGCCATTGACGTTCGTGAGTCAATTGATGCGGAACAGTTGGTTTATGAACTGTTGAATCGGGCGTATCCGTGCGAGGAGTGGCCTGATGTGAAGGTTTGCAGCGAGCTTGACTTGCCTTTGAACGCTTACGGTGAACGTGGACAGGTTCTTCTCTATTATGTTTCCGCTCCCGAACAGTTTGACCGTGGATTGTGGCGTTTCGGCGTGACGTTCACGGTTTTGGCCGCTGACTGTAATGATCCTCACGGTTTTGCACGTCACTTGTATAAGACGGTGCAGGGTTGGCCGTTCGAGGAGTCCACGACAGCTGGAACGGTTGGCACCGTGTCTGTGACGGCGCAGAAGAGGCAGTCTGATTCAAAAGAGAATCAAGGCAAGAACGTCAAGGAGTATGGGCTGTCGGCTGTTGTGACTGCCCGCGATTCGTTCAAGGCTTGACCGGTATCGGTCGGGCCTTTTCTTTTATCAATTTCAAGTAGAAAGGCACCATTATGGCTATTAATGCCGATGGTCTGATTCAGGCGTCTCGCGGTACGTTGTTCACGGCTCCCGCGAAGACCGCTCTTCCAACCAAAGTTTCCTCGTTCTTGTTGAACAGTGGCACTGTTGCCGCCGCTGGCAGCGGTTCCGTCGTGAATTGGGAGAATATCGGCCATACCTCCAACAACAACAAGATCAGCTTCAGCAAGGATGGCGGGGACACCACCACGAAGGACACGTGGCTTGTCGCCGGTGCGAAGAGTTCTACCGAGGCCCCGACCATCACCGTGTCCGGCGCGTCCGTGCAGGGTGATTCGGCCACCATCACGAAGGTCACTGGCGGCTGGGCCGGCGACCAGGGCGGCATCGTCGTGCCGTTGCAGCCCGTGGTGCAGCATCTGGCGTTGTTCGTTCTCGCCTACGATGATTCCGACAAGCTGAGCTTCGGATTGTATCTGCCGGAGACCGATTTCACGTTCGATAACGTCAGTCTCGCCGATGAGGATTTCGCGGAGTTCAGCTTCAACGCTGTCGTGAAATCCACTAGCGTGCTGAAGGCCGGTGCCAATGGTGAGGTTGGCGCGTACCAGATTTTCGCCCCGGAGACGTTCGTGTCAAAATAACCAGCCCGGATTCCAGCGGTAAGAATCCGGGTAATTCCTCCCAGACCGTATCGGGTTTGACCTCGAAAGGCTGAGATTTCCCATTGACCCCGCATGTACCCATCCGTGCGGGGGCAATCCTTTCCAACGATTGGCAGATGGGTTTTTTGATGGGGATTACAGATTATGGCTTCCAAAACTGATAAGAACACCGTTAAGACCGTTCCGGAGATTCCTGACACGCTGGCTGAGTTCGTCGAACAGCACGAGGAACTGGCCGGATGCCCTGAGTTCGTTCCGGCTCATGAGTTCTCCGTGGCGCAGACATGCGATTTCATGGTCGTCGATGCCGTGGCGTCCGACAGTTACGGCGTGTTCCACAAGAAGACTTCCGATGATGTCGATTCAAGTCTGGCTATAGCCAGGATGGTGGCTGCCAGCGATAGTTTCTTCGAGAAGATCGCCAAGGACGTTGACGCCTACCACAAGTGGGTCACTGGCAGGACTCCGGCTGTTCTGGTGCAGGTGTTCACGCTGCTTAACGCATTTTATGGTGCGTCCTTGGGAAAATCCGAAGCGTCAAGGACGCCTACCGGAAATGCAAAGTAGAGCTTACGTGTGATTTCCGTAGGTTCTACAATCTGGATCTTCCCGCCGCCATGCATGAGTATGACGGCGGTTTTCTTTTGACCCTTATCGGCGGGCTTGCCGGCTATGACGAGTCGTTGTATCGGGAATGGTTGCTGAACCATCCTGATGAGCGTGCCCGCGCCGAGTCCGAGAGTGATTCCGGTTTGAGTTTTCACGGGTTCACTCAGGATACGAGTCTGCTGTTGGGTATTTACAATCAGGTCGGCTTGCTGGTTTCCGGCACATTGCAGTTCAAGGATGGCAAGCATCCTGAGTTCAAACCGATTATGCCCCCTCACGCCGCCGATGGCGTTGATAGGCGTGTTTCCGCCAACTTCGAGTCGATGAAGGCGTTTCTGGGCATGTGATTGAAAAACAGGGGTTCTTATGGTGGAGTATCTCGCCGGTTCCGTTGGAATTGATATTTATCCGAACACCAAGGGTTTTGGCGAAGAACTCCGCCGTAAGCTCGCCCGGTACGCCGATGACGATTTCGATGTTCGTGTGACGCCTGACGTTGACATGTCTCGTTGGCGTGCGGCGAAAAGGCGTATCGAGGATGATGGCATCGTCCAGAATGTTGAGATTCGTGGCGATGACTCCGATCTGAAACGTGTTCTTCGGGACATTGATAAACGTAAAGTATCCCCGAAAGTCGAGCTGACCGACGCTTTGCGTGATCTGCGGACGATGCGCAAGCAAGTTCAGTCTTCCGACAAGGCTGTTTCCGCGATGAACAAGCGTATCGCCAATGGTGGCGATGCTTGGCGCAAGGTCACGCTGAAAAGCAAATCGTATCAGGACGCGGTGAAACGCAACACGCGATTGACCACGGCATACGCGAACAAGCAGATCGACGTTTTGGATAACGTCAAGAAGCACATCCGCAGTATGCAGGATGCGATCGAGAAGGTCAAGCCTCTGGGCAGTTCCAACAATGTCTCGATGGCTCGCGCCAACCGTCTCGTCGAACAGCTCGACAATGCGATGCAGCAGTTGAAGCATGACAGCAAGGCGAACATCCGTGTTGACGTCAACGATGTTTCCGAGGTCGTCAACGTTCTCGAGAACGTGTCCAAGCGTCTGAAGCAGGTCGATGGGATGGACGCCCATGCGAAGGTCTATCTCGACGGCGCGAAAAGCATGGAACGCGAACTTGAAGCGTTGAAGCGGAAATTCCGCAGTCTTCCGAACGACATCGAGACCGACTACCGGTCAGCCATCGACAAGCTGAATCTTGCTGCGTTCCATGCCGGCAAGGACAAGAACTACCACTATGAGGTCAATCTTGATTTGGATGTGACCCGTGCGCGTGAGAAGGCCAAGAAGCTTCAAGAAGATTATAAGAAGCTTGAAATGGACATCGACCTTAAAACGGCTGGTGCCCGTACTCATCTTGCCATGCTCACCCGTCCTCGTTCCGTCGAGATTTACGCGAAACTCCATGCCACTGATTTCGGCAAAATGCTGGATGGCATGACGTATGGCGCGACAGGCTTGCGTGCTGTAAACAATCAATTCCAGAAATTCGTGAATTTCATGGACTCGCTGGATGAGAAGGTTCCGTTCTTTTCCGCATTGGGTACCGTGTTCGCCGGTGTTTCCGCTGGCGCTATCAACATGTCCCGTAGCGTGCTCGGCGTCGGCTCTTCGATTGTTTCCATGTCGAAGGCCGCATTGGCCGCTCCTGCCGCTCTCGTCGGATTGGGCGCCGCCTATGCGTCCGTGAAGATGATTTGGGGCGAAAAGGGCGCCACTTGGAGCGAGCAGATCGACATTGCATCCACGAAGCTGGGCAAGCTGTCCGACAGCGTGGTTAACGCGTTCTACGGTCAGGCCCGTCCGGCCATCCGTGGATTGGCTGATTCCATTGCCGACACGTTGATTCCCCAAATGTCAACTCTTGCCGACCATGAGGGACGAATCGTCGTCGGCATGACCAAGATGGTCAAGGAAGCCGATAAGACAAGCGTCGTATCCAGCATTTTCAACGATGTGAATAAGTCGTTGACTTATTTGGAACCGGGTGTTGAGAGCCTTGTCAAGGCTTTCCTGAATCTTGGCGATTCAACTAGCCAGTATCTCCCTCGTGCCACACGGTATGTGAGTGAGCTTGCGGATCAGTTCGCACGTTGGGTCGATAACGCACGCGCGTCCGGTGAGATTGAGAAGTCGATGCAGCGTGTCATTGAACAGGCTGGATATTTGAAGAATTCCGTGAAAGCGCTCATGGGTATTGCTTCCGGCTTGTATTCCGCTTTGGCTGAGGACCAGAATGGCATCCAAAGCTTCTCCAAGGAGTTGCAGAAGGCGGATAAGGCTGTCAATTCGGCAAAGTTCCAAGACACGTTGAAGTCGTGGGCCGTTGGCGCTAAAGTGGCGCAGTCCGCGATGCGTGATTCATTCTCCGAGATTGGTGACGCTGGCTATTCTCTGCGGCATACCGTGGGAAATGTTTTCGGTGATGCCGGTAGGACGATTGCTTCGTTCACGAAGAATGTGAGCCGCCTGTTGAAGAACAGTAGCGGTGGTATTTCCGATTTCTCGTCTGGTGTTTCCGATGGTTTCCAGAAGGTGTTCAACGCTGTTGGCGATGTGAGTCCGATGTTCAGCCAGCTGCTTTCGACTGTCGGGCAACTGTCTAAGACGTTCGGCGGCACATTGGCTGCTTCTCTTCGTGCTTCTGCTCCGCTGATTCAGGCTATCGCTACCGCCGCCGAGGCTGTGGCTAAGGCTTTCAGCGCGTTGCCGGAACCGATTCAGGCCGCGTTGGGCGTGTTCGCCACGTTCGGCAAGGCTGGCAAGACCGCTTTGGACACGGTGAAGCTTGCCGTGGTTGAGAACACGATGAAGTCGTTGCAATGGCAGAAGGCTTTGATGGAGTTGGGCGTGACTTCCGCCGGTACTGGTGTGACGTTGAAGAATGTCGCGCAGGGGTGGGTGGCGTCTAATCCCGCTGTTTCTAAGTTCGTGTCGAATGTCGGCTCTGCTGAGGGCGCGATGGGCAAGGTGAAGGCCGTGGCGTCTGGTTTGGGTGGGATGCTTGCGTCTACGCTTTCCAATCCGGTGACTTGGGGTGTGGCTGCCATTACGGCAGCAGTCGCAGCGTATTCCGATTACAATGCGAAAGCTCAGGCGACTGAGCGTGCTTCCGAGAATATTGCGACAGCGTTGGGTAAGATTCCTGATTCGGCCGCCGAAGCTTCCGGCGCGTTATCCAATGTCGCTTCCGCGATTCAGGATGCGTTCAAGGACGGTAATTATGCTGAGACTGGTTGGAGCTGGTTGGATGATTGGACAACTGGATTCAAGAATACTGCCGAAGCCGCCGACAAGCTTGGTGTTTCGACCACTGACCTGAGCAAGGCTGCGAGCGGCAGTACGAAGGCTTACAACTCGATGATGAATCAGTTGAAGGCCACATATGATGCTCACAGCACTTATTCGGCTACCGCGACGCAGAATTACGGCAATGAAGCTGGTGCAGCCAAGAAGCTTATAGCAGTAATGGAAAAGGCACGTCAGCAGTATATCGATAATGCGGAAGCGACTTCCGTCGCGAATGGTCATGCTGCCGGCTATGCGAAGAGTTTGATCGAGATGGGTGAGGATTCCGATTCGGTTTCCATTGCCATTGCGACTCAATCTCAACGTCAGCAGATGTTGAACAGTGCCGCACAGAAGTACAACGACATTGTCAACAATCAGCGTACCGCGCAGCAGAACGCTTTGAGTGTCGCAACGGAATATGGTCAGATTTACAACGGTTTGGGTGATTCCATCCAACGCATCAAGGAGTTGGGCGTACAGAACGTTTGGGACAGTGCCGCGGACTCGTTCAATAACATGACCGAGGCTGGACAGTTGGCTCAGACCAGCTTGCAGAATCTCGCTACGACAGGCCATGATTGGCTTGAACAGTTGGTTGCTTCCGGCGCGTCAACCGATGAGGTGAATGCGAAACAGCAGGAATTGTCAACACAGTTCTACGAGACGGCGAAGGCGATGGGCGTACCGGAGTCGGAGATTCAGAAACTGCAACAACTGTATGGGTTGACTCCTGAAGAGGTCAAGACATTGTTCAAGACCGAAACGGAACAGTCGAAGCAGAATCTGACATCCTACTTGTCTGATTTGCGGGCATTGTTCCCCGGCGAGGGCAATACGGCCATCTTCACCACGGTCCTTGACGGCATCAACAGCGGAGCATTGTCCAGCGCGGATGAGGTTCAATCAACCGTGAACAATCTCATGAACAATGCGAGCACAGACGGTTCAGGCAAATACACCATCGTGTTGGATGCCAACGGCAATCAGGCCGTTGTCGCTACCGATGAGGTCAGGAAACATGCCGACCTGTTCAAGAAAGGCACTGATGGCAATGGCTATACGACCAATCTGAAGGCTTCCGATCTTGCTTCGATGACCATTGACTATTTGAAAGGCGACGCCAACGCCTACGGTTCGTTGAGACCCACCGCGTCACTCGGCGCGAGGGACAACACCCAGCCGGCGAAACGCAGTGCTGAGCGCACCGCGAACCAGTGGAATGGAAGCACGTATAACGCACAGTTCGGTGGAAATATTTCCGGTAGTTTCTGGGGAATGCTCGGCACTTTGTGGGCCGAGGGCAAAAGTTGGGCGAGCAGGACGTTCAACGCTATTTTCGGAACCAAGAGAGGACGTGCCACAGGCGGTGAGGTCGAGGGCGATAATGTGACCCGCACCGGCAGGATCGTCGGACGCGGAACGAACACGAGCGATTCCATCGCTTTGAACGATTCCACCGACGTGTCCACCGGTGAATATGTTGTGCGTGCCGCCGCAGTGCATAGCATGGAAGCCCTGTACGGCAAGGGAGTGATGAGCGCCATCAATGCGAGTGGCGACATCCCAAGCCAGTATTTGAAGAACGCGCGTCGTATGACTCGTGTTTCGATGCCTTCCATGGTTTCTGACTATTCGGCAGGTTCTTCCGACGATGTCAAGTTTGAAAGCGGCCCTACATACAACATCACGCAGAACTTCCAATATCCGACCATCACACCAATCTCGGTTCAGACGAATCAGAAGTTGGACAAGGCTGCGATGATCGGCATGTGAGAGGGGAGTATCGTGGCTTTTTCCACGTGTTTCTACAGGTTGAATAATGTTCCTCTTGATTCGGAGAACTGCATCGTTACTGTTGGTTCGACATTGTTGAGCGCCATCAGTGTTGACCGTACCGTTTCGACGGTTCCGCAACGGCATGGTTCCATCCCTTCCGACATGACGCCTAGGTTTTCGGAACGTCAATTGTCGTTGCAGGTATGCGCGTGGGAGCCTGACGTGCTTGGTGAATCATCCAGGCTGATGCGGTTATGCACGATGCCGAATCTTGTCATGAGTCGGATTATCGATGGTGTCGAGCAGCGTACCCGTGTCGAGTTGACCTCTTTGAGTCCTGATGATTCAAAGAGTCATCCGAACAGGTTTGTTCCGTTCACTGCCGTGTTCGCCATGCCTGACGTGTGGTGGCGTTCTGTCGCATATGAGACCGTCTCGCTGCCTTTGAACGGTGGGAAGGTCATGTCCGGCGGTTCGGTGATGCCGTCCGCCGGATACTACACGTTCTGGCAGGGCGTTCCGAACGCTAGTCCGAGTGTGCTTTCCACTCAACTTCCGTATAGTTGCGGTGACGCTCCCATAACAGACATGGTGTTTCGTTTCCCGAAAGGTGTGACGGGCATAACGGTGAAGGATACGGTATCCGGTACCGGTATCACATGGTCTGGCACGCGCGTGGATGCTCGGCCTTACTTGTATTTGGATGCGGGATCGTTGACTGCATGGAGTTCCGATAGTGATTCCGCATGGTCTGGCGGTTCTCAGAACGAGACAGCCGGATTGGATTATCTGCCTTCCGGTAGGTTGCAAGTCAATCCTGATGTTTCTGGTGACTACAGGATTGCAGTTAAGGCCACTGGTTCCGGGAATGTGGCGTGCAGGTTTAAGAGAAGCTGGTGGTGATTTCCACTGGCTTCTTTCTTTTTAAGTTGAGGGATGCTTATGGGTAAGACTCTAAAATCTCGTCTTGTCGCATATCAGGCCAATGGAAGCAAGCTTGGATTGCTGCCTGAACCGACTTCCTATACTGTGTCGTTCACTCATGATGCTGTAGGTGCTTTGACCGTCAGCTATTCGCGTAAAGCTTTGCGTGGTGAGATTCTTGACCGGCGTCTTGAAACCGGCTTGGAAATCGCCGTGGAAGTGTCTGATGGTGGACGCTGGATTGAACCGTATAATGGCCGGTTTGTTATCGCTTCACGTTCAAGGAATGCTCTGGACGTATCCAACACGGTGTCGTTGACCGGCGTCTCCTACGGGTGGCTGTTGAAGAAGGCTCTGAATCTGGACACGTCCAGATTGGAGACCAAAGGCGACGAGAAAGGCACCCGTAAATTCGCGAACGCGAACGCTGGCACGATCATGCGCACGTTCATGGATGAGAATTGGAATCGTGGCGGCGTGAAAGTCGATTGCAGCCGGTTCACTTCCGGTGCTGATTCCGCTGGTAAGCAGTGGGGCTACATGCTGCCGAGCATCTACTATGATCTTGGCATTTCAATGCAGGACGTGTTGGATTCGATGGTGAACAACGGCTTGTGCGATTGGCGTACTGATGCCCGGCAACTGCTGTTATGGAACGCGGATAGTGTCGCCATATGCCGTGACTTGTCTAAATCGTGTGTGGTGACGCTTGCTCAGGATGTGTCCGAAGCTCCTGACGATGAAAGTATCGATGGTCTGGCTTCCTCGATCCTTGTACGTGGCGACAATATTAATTTCCGGCAGGATAATCCGAACGCCCCGAAGCCTTGGGGCGGTTGGGAATTGTATTCAAGCCAACAGGGTGTGAACAAGAAGGAGACCGCCGAACAGCTCATCAAACCGACGTTGGCTAACGCGGCTAGGGTGCGCGGACAGTACACGCGATCCGTGAACGTGGTCGAAGCGTCTTGTCTGCCGCTTGTCGATTACACGATAGGCGATTGGATTACCGCGCCTACAGTGGCGAACCGTGAGAAGGTCCGTGTCCAACAGGTCACTTTGCAACTCGACTCGACTGGGTTCAAGGCTTCGCTGATTCTGAACGACAAGAATTATGATTCCTCGGTTCGTTTGACGAAGCGTATGAACGGTATTACCGGTGGTGCTCATTTGGGTGGCGCGTCCGGTGCGATTCCGGCTCCTGAAAAGGACCATCGAGTGCCGAAGGCTCCGCAGAATCTGTCGGCCAATTCCGACGCTTATATCAATGTGAATGGGTATGCGCGTGGCATGGTGACCGCCCGTTGGGATGATGTGACGTTGGCTACTGATGGCACTGCTATGGACATCACGTCGTATGTGGTCGAATATCGTGTGAATAAGACTGGATATGAGTGGCATTCGGCTGGTACTACAACCGAGCACACGTTGTCTTGGTCGAATTTGGATTGTGGTGTTCAGATTCTTATCCGAGTGCGTGCTGTCCCATCGTATTCAGATCAGATGGGCGAATGGTCTAGCGTGTTCGCGTTGACTGTCGCTAAGGATACGACTCCTCCTCCTGTACCGTCTAAGCCGATTCTTTCATCTGAGTTTGGTGTGGTTTCGGTTAATTGGGATGGAAAAACTGCTGATGGTGGTTCCATGCCGATTGACTGGGACAGGAACATTCTTGGCGAACGTTTGACTAATGGTAGTTTCAAGGAGATTGCAGCTGTTTCGACTGGTATTGGCGATTATGTGATTACTGGTTTGACGGCTGGCACGTCTCATACTTATGCGTTTCGTGCTGTCGATCATGCGGGCAATAAGTCTGACTGGTCTGCGATTGCCACTGTGACCGTGGCTTCCGCCGTCTCGCCTGATGAGGTCAAGCAGATTCAAAAGGATTTGGCTGACAATCAGACGGCGTTGAAGGACAATGCGGCGAAGCTG